GACTGACCAGAACTCGATGTTCAGTGAACCGGGCCTGAAGCGTGGGTTTCAAACTCTAGATCAGGCAGGTCTATCACGACGTACTGAGCTGCTATTTGCGGTGGGATGGGGCCGCTCAAGACGGATCTGGGCACTGGACAGTTTACGACGAAACGATTGTGCGGATCGCTCCGCAAATCCTGGTGCGGGAGCAGGCTCAGGCACACTAATCGTACTGGCCTTGACCATCCTTTTCTTGGCGTGTCGATCCATGCTGGGACAAGCCAGAACATACTGTCGTGCTCGACTACGTCCATACGATAGAGGCCGTCTTCCATCGGAACCATTGCCTTGAACACCGCCATCGCTGACCTCCGCAGATAGTGATCTGCTGAAAAAAGTTGCTCAGTTCATGGCGCCGCCGCGCCAGATCACCCGACCAAGGATAGGCATGTCGTGTAGAACTGCTTCGGTAACCGGCTCGTCTGGGTATGCGACCTTGTCCGGATTGTCGCTGCGAATGAGCCATGCTCCGGACAACTGCTGAGTTATCCGCTTGATGCTGATCCCTCCATCAGGTCGTCTGATTGCGTAGGCCTGCCTATCTCTCGGAGTGGTGTCAGACCAGTCAAAGAGAACAACGTCGCCGTCGAAGATGTACGGCTCCATGCTGTCTCCTTCGGCGTATATGACGAACAAGTTTTCCGGTTTGGCACCCATGCGTTTGAGCCAGTCACGCTTGAACGCGAGGCCACCTTTCACTTCGACATGGTCATTCAAATAGCCAGAGCCGCACTCGCCCCTGGCGGTGTACTGGGAAATCACTGCATACGCGTCTTCAGTTGGCGGCAAAACATCCTGGTCGCGTGGCTCTCCTTGACCTATAGCCAGCCACATTGCGTTGAAGCCGGTAGCTTTTGCCAGTGCGAATAGGTTCTCCGGCTTGAGGCTCTTGCTCTCGCCACTGATCCACTGGGTTACGGACGAAGGGGCTACGCCGCATTCAGCGGCGATCTCCCCCTTCTTCTTGCCACTGGCTTCTATGGCCATGGCGATGCGGTCGTGTCTTTCCATAGCCTTACATTAAGCCAGCTTAATTTAAGTATGCAGTATGCTGAATTGCTGTCTTGACTGCAAAAATTAAGCATGCTGAACTTGCGTTGTTCATTTGTGGGAGAACGCAATGAAAACCAAATCCGCAGCCGATTTCTTCGGCTCCAAAAAGAGATTGGCTGAGGCCTTGGGCATCAGTCCGAGCGCCGTAACGATGTGGGGTGACGACGTTCCTGAGCTGCGCCAGTACCAGATCGAGCGCCTCACACGGGGCAAGGTCAAGCGCGGAACATCAACAACATCGCCAGAGCAGACTGAGACGGCGCACTGATCATGGATTGGCTCAGGTGGTGGCACGGGACCGTGACCGATCCGAAGTTCCAGCGCGTGGCGCGGATGTCGGGGGCGAGTGTTGCCGAGGTTCTGGCTGTGTGGGCGTGCCTGTTGGAATGCGCGAGCGCGCAGCCTATGCGTGACAGCGTGATGGAGTGTGACGCGTCACGGCGTCACGGTGACGCTGATGTGACGTCACAGAACGTCACTGTGACGCGCGGTGACGTCACGCGTTTCAACTGTGACGACTGTGACGTTTTGCTTGGTTTGTGTGACGGCAAGTGTGACGCGATCGTGACGGCGATGACGTCACGCGGGCTGATCGAGAACGGCCGGCTGGCTGGCTGGGAAGAGCGGCAGCCGGGCGCGAAGAATCGTCAGTCGAAACCCGCAACCTCAGGCGCAGCGCGGACTAGAGCCTATCGGGAGCGCAAGAAAGCAGCTGCCGATGCCGCCGCCGCTGTGACGTCACCTGTGACAGGCGTGACGTCACATGTGACGCCGGTGACGTCGCGTGACGGCTGTGACGCACAGATACAGATACAGAAAGAGAAAGAGAAAGAGAAGAGTAATACCCCCCTTACCCCCCAAGGGGGGAATGACCCCGAGCAGCCCGCCAAGCCTGCGAGCAAGTCGCAGCGATCGAAGCCAAAGCGCGCCCTGCCGGTGCCGTTCGTGATGACGCCGGAAATGCTGGCGTGGGCGAAGGACAAGGCGCCGGCGGTGAATC